ATCCATATTCAACAACAACATTGTTATAAATATAAAGAGAACCAACAAGGACTAATACTATGCTGTTATCAAAACTAAAACTAGATGAAGAAAATGAATTGGAATTTTCACTTCAGATCACTGGCACGTCCGAACAGACCAAAGGTGTCCGATTCGTAATTGAAGGAAAAGATTATTCAATCATGTTTCCTGGCACATATGAGAACGGAAACGTTCACATAAAGATTCCAAAGATGAAAGGCATCATGCCAGCGGGCATACATGAATGTCGAATGGAAGTTGTTGTAGGAGACAAGATCTTTTCTCCGTTAACTGAATCAATAGAATTTGAACAGTTGGTAGAAGTTGACGTAAAGAAAACGAAGATCGAATCAATCAAGGAAGATGTTAAAGTTTCCCCTGTTCGTGTGACTTCTAAGTCAGCTAAACTGAGCAAAATTGACGAGGCGAAACAACAAGGTTTCGATATCGCTGAGTATGCTGGATACAAGGTTTTGAAAAAGAATGATATGTACCACGGATTCGTCACTGAGACAAAGATGGTCATGACTAAGGACGCATATAACACCATTACTGAACTAGTGGATGCATTGGGAGCTAAGTAATGATTACTACTCGCCAGGGTTTGGCTGATTATGCATTGCGCCAACTTGGCGCTCCAGTGATCAACATTGAAGTTGCTGATTCACAGTTAGCTGATGCAGTCAACGATTCTATTGAAATGTTTCAGGAATATCATCCTGATGGTATCGCTCGCGACTATGTGAAACATAAGCTGGTGATGACCGCAATAACTTGCACTGACGCAAGCTTGATTAATCTTGGTGATGTTATCTCTACTACTCTATCATCTGGAATTGTCAAGGAAAAGACTGGGAATATTGTCTCCATTCAGAAAACTAACGGACCGATGTTTGCAGTGGGTAACACGATTAACTTTACTGCCGGAACAACCCTTATTACTGCTGTTAGTTTGGGCGATGCTGATAATGGTTTTATTCCAATTGGCAATGATATTGTTGGTGTACTGAGAGTCCTTCCGTGGCAGCCATCATTCGGTGATGGATTGTTCGATATCACGTATCAGTTACGCATGAATGATCTTCGTAACTTGTCGGGTGGTAACATGAGTTATTTCACTTCAAGCATGGAATATCTGTCAATGCTTGACTTCTTCCTACGCAAGGAAAAGCAGTTCAGATTCAATCGTCGCATGGGTAATTTGTATCTTGACGTTGATTGGAATACTGAAGTTAATGAAGGCACTTACTTCGTAATTGAAGTTCTCCGTATTGTTGATGATACCACTTATACCAGTATGTACAATGACATATGGCTGAAACGATATGTTACCGCTAAGATTAAACATCAATGGGGAAACAATTTAAGAAAATATAGTAATGTGGCGCTGCCAGGTGGAGTTACATTGAATGGTGAAAATATTATGGCAGAAGCTAAATCAGAAATTGACGACTTGAAAGCGGAGTTAATCAATAACATGGCTCCTTTGTCTTTCATGATAGGTTAAAATTTAATACATGGCAAATTTAGCAAATCCATATTTCAATAAATCTCCCGCTAATGAGCAGTCCTTAGTTCAAGGTATAGTGACTGAATGTATTCAAGTCGTAGGACATGGGATATATTATTTACCTCGGCAAGTACAGAATCTTGATCTGATCTTTGGTGAAGATGTGGTTAGCAAATTTGATACCTATCTAGAAATTGAAGCTATGATCGATTCTTTCGAGGGATGGCAAGGTCAATCTGAACTGATCAGTAAGTTCGGTCTTGAAATTCGCAATCAAATCGTATTCAAGATCTCTGTAACAAGATGGGCGGAGGAAATCGCAGCTAATCCTACGCTTGCCGCTAAGATGATGGTATCAATTCGACCATCCGAAGGCGACTTGATATACGATCCAATCACTAAGAAATTGTTTGAGATCAAGTTCATTGATCAGGATTGGCAATTTCATCAACTCGGAAAACAAACGTATAGCTGGAAACTCACTTGTGAAATGTATCAATTCAGCAATGATATATCCAATACGGGTATCGCTGCACTTGATTCTGCTATCAGCGCTGCTGGTGACATATTCAAGGTTGGCGCTAATCATGCTGAGACAGAAGAATTCAAGACTGAAGGTACGATAGTCACCTTCACCGTAGATAATCCATTCAGTGACCTATAATGTTTAAAATACAGAATTCATATAATCAGGTAATTCGGAAAGCTATTGTCACTTTTGGGAACATGTTTTCAGATCTTACTATCAAAACAAAAGATGAAACTGGAACAACAATAAGAACAATTGAAGTTCCTATCACTTACGCTCGTAAGCAACAGTGGCTGCAACGATTAAGTGGTGATCCTGATTTCCAGAAGAAATTCGAAGCTGTTGTGCCAAGAATTTCATTTGAGATTGTGAGTTATCAATATCTTCCTGAGAAGAAGATAGGCAATCAACATGATAAGCTAGTTCAGTTCTGTGGATTACCAAAGGCTATCGGTGCGCCAGTTCCTTATCGTTTAACTGTAGAGTTGTCAACCTATTCCAAAACAACAGATGATTCTCTGCAGATACTGGAACAGATATTGCCATACTTTTCACCAACATTGACTGCCAGTATCGAAGTTATTCCAGAGTATAATTTTAAGATGGATATTCCAGTTACTTTGATTGGTGTAGATGAGGATGATAATTACCAAGACATTAACAACAACAGAATGATAATCCAAACGTTCACGTTCAATATGGACGTTCAATTGTTTGGACCGATTGATACTTCGCTTGGTACGTTGATTAAAAAGGTGGATGTAAACGTGAAAAATATAATCAATCAAGTAGGAATCGAAAAATATCACGCTGAAGTTAACCCACTTTCTGCTAACAAAGAAGATACCCATAACATAGAAGAAATGTGGACGCCATTATAATTTCTTTGGATATCTCAAAAGCATTAGATGATGAAGATGAGTTTGTTGAAAGGCATTAGGTAATCCAAACGCTATAGCAATGATATAGAACTCATTGCAACAGCAAAATGATCATTGATGAAAGAGCGAAAAACAAATGAAAGAACTTGAGAAGATTTTAGATATCATGCCGAGTGAAGTGATGACTAATAATCAGCCGTTATATCCATGTATATTTCCCAAAGAAGAACCTGCACCAGAAGATCCTGACTTCGACTACGCTCGCCTTAACTTGTATTCGATCATCGAGCAAGGAAAGGCGGCAATGGAAGGCGCACTAAGAGTCGCTGAACAATCAGAACATCCAAGAGCGTATGAAGTGGTCGGAACGTTGCTTAAATCCATGGCTGAAATTAACGCTCAACTATTGAAGATTGGTAAGGACCGTGAAGACGTTAAGACAGCAAGAAAGGGAAATGGCGCAACTGCTAATCAACCTCAGGTCTTGACACAGAATAACACTTCTGTCTTTGTTGGTAGTTCTTCCGATTTATCTAAATTATTAAAAGAAGCAATATCTGGTAAAATGGTAGAATAATGACAGATGAAATTAGGGAAAATGATGACGGAAATTAAAAAATGAATTTTATACCATCAGAAATTTCGTCTTTATTGGATGCCTTAATTTTTAAATCCAATCCAAACCTGCGTCCGGTTGGATCTGAAATTCCTTATACTGAGGAAATGCTAAAAGAATATATAAAGTGCGCTAACGATCCAGTATATTTTATTTCTAATTATGTAAAAGTTATCCACCCAGACCGTGGCTTGGTGTTGATGGACTTATATGATTATCAAATTGAAATGGTCAAAAGTTACCATGAAAATCGATTCACAATCGTCCGTACCGCTAGACAGCAGGGCAAAACACAAACTGCAGCTGCATATTTCATATGGTACATTATTTTCAATGAGAATAGAAGCATTGCAGTTTTAGCTAATAAACAAGCAACTGCAGATGAGATTCTTCATAGAGTTAGATTGAGCTATGAAAATCTTCCAAAATGGCTCCAGGCTGGAGTAAAAGTATTCAATAGAAGATCTATTGAACTTGAAAATGGTTGTAGAATATTTGGTGCTGCAACATCATCATCTGGTATTCGTGGTAAAACAATCAACTTGCTGTATCTGGATGAAATGGCATTCATCCAAAACTCCCAGTTTGAGGAATTCTTTACATCTGTATATCCAACGATTACTGCATCAAAAGATTCAAAGGTCGTAATAACAAGTACTCCAAACGGCTTTAATGCGTTCTATAAAATGTGGAGCGATGCCGAGAAGGGATTAAATGAATTTGTTCCAATACGTGTGCATTGGTATCAAACTCCTGGTAGAGATCAAAAGTGGTATGATACGCAGAGAGCAATCCTGGGAGAACAAAAAGCAGCTCAAGAGATTGATAGTGAATTCTTAGGTTCTGCACGTCAATTGCTTACTGCAGCAACTATGTCTAGATTGGCATATGACATTCCCATTAAGACGTACGATGGTGAATATTCTGGTCTTAAAGTGTATCTGCCACCAAAGCCAGATAGAATTTACACGATGACAGTTGACGTATCTAGAGGACGTCATTTGGATTATTCTGCGTTCACTATTTTCGACGTAACAGAATATCCGCATCGAATCGCAGCTGCATATAAGAACAACGAAGTTCCGCCGCTCATGTATGCGGGCATCATCTACAACATGGCGAAGAACTACAACGAAGCTTTCGTCTTGATTGAAATCAATGACGTTGGTGCTCAAGTCGCTGAAGAAATTTATTATACATTGGAATATGAGGAGTTGTACTGGACAAAGGCTGGTGATCAACTAGGAAAGAAAGGTGCTGACCCATATCCTGGTATTAGAACAACCAAAAAGACAAAACGTATTGGATGCGCTAATTTAAAAGACATTATCGAAAAACAACAACTCATAGTTAACGACGCTGATATGATAGCTGAATTAAGTACCTTCGTACAATCAGATTCTGGTTCTTGGGATGCGGACGCCGGGTTTCACGACGATACTGTTGCTACCTTGTGGTTGTTTGCTTGGTTGGTTACTCAATCATGGTTCATTGATTTGACAAATAAATCAATGAGAAATCAGATGTACTTAAACAAGGAAAAAGAAATAGAAAATGCCTTAACGCCTTTTGGATTCATGTCTGATGGATTAGAAAATGATCTA